CTCGCACCACGGCTCGTAGGCCTCGCCGCCCAAATCGAAGTCGAGCATCTCGAGGTTGCCCGACACCGCGCCGCCGACCAGGCACAGCGCGTCGTGACGGTTGGCGAACCAGCCTCGGACTTCGGCCTCCGTGGGCAAGCGATCCTGGTAAGGCTTCCATGCGCGGACCGCCACGCGCTTGTGTTCGCCTTCCCGCCGCGCGGGAAGGACGCTCAAGCCGGCGCGCAACAGCGCATAAGCGTCCTCGACTCGGATCATTCGAGCTGGTCCTCCAGCGCGCGGATGGCGTTCTCCTGCCAGGGATCGGGTTCCTCGGGCCAGTTGAGGACGCGACGATGGCGGGCCGACTCCATTTGGCGGAACTGGCAGGCGCGGCATGTGCCATTGGGGCCCAGCGGCCAACCGCAGCGCGAGCACAGCGAAAACGTGTCGCGAAATTTCTCACGATTGATCGAGCAGTTTTTGCGGGCCATTCCGTGGACCTCCGCTCAGAAAGGAATCTCGTCGGGGTCGTAGCCGCCGTAATGGCCGGCCGCGACCGGCTCGGGCAGCGGCCCGAGCTCGTAATCGACGATGCGGTCGTACGGCTCGCCGGTGACGCAGCGGACGGTGATGCCGCGTGTCGGCGCCACGGCGCCCGCTTCGCACAGCTCCACGGCGCGCTCGGCCGTGCTGGGCACCGGATCGGGCGATCGCGCTCTCCACCAGGCGACCGCCTTCGCGCGGGCATAACCGTCGTGCTCAAAACAAATCCATTCCGACTTGTAGTAATGCCAGCCGATGCGGTAATCGACGCGCATACATTTGGGCGCATCCTCCGCCGCGCCGCGCTTGGTGTGGACGCTGTAGTACACGTTCTTCACCGGGTACTCGGTCGTGGTCACCTGGCCGGAAAGAATGCCGGCGTCACTCGCCTTCGCGTCGTGCTTCTTGCGCTCGGGCGGCGGGAACTGATAGCCACAATCCGGGCAGCGGGCGTAGCCGGCCGCGATGATGGACAAGCACTCAGGACATTCTTTGGCCGGCGCCAGGCCGTTGCCGCGATCCGTCGTGGCGACGCGGATGTCGTCCACTGGACCGTGCCGCAGCACGTTGCCGCCAAAGTCGAGCACCAGACAGTTCTGCTTGGCCGGATGCAACCGGACGCCCCGGCCGACCATCTGGTAGTAAAGGCCCGGCGACATCGTGGGGCGCACCAGCGCGACGCAGTCGATGTGCGGCGCGTCGAAGCCGGTCGTGAGCACGTTGACGTTGCACAGGTATTTCAATTCGCCGCGACGAAACCGGCCCAGCGTTTCATCGCGCTCTTTGGTCGGCGTATCGCCACAGACAAATCCGCACTCGATGCCGTGCTTCTCGCGCAGCACGCGGACGATGTGCTGGCCGTGCTTCACGCCGCTGGCGAAGATCAGCACGGCCTTGCGCTCGCTGGCGTAGCCCACCGTTTCGCCGCAGGCCGCCTCGACGAGCCGGTCGTCGTCCATGAGGGCCTCCATTTCCTCGGCGACGAACTCTCCGCCGCGGACATGGAGACGTCCGAAGTCGGCCTTGTTGATGCCGGCCTTGGTGATGAGCGGGCATAAGTAGCCGTCCACGATCAGCTGGCGCACGCCGACCTCGTAGCAGATCGTGTTGAGGAAGCCTTCGGGCGTGCAGATCGGACCCGTTTTGAGGCGAAACGGTGTGGCGGTGAAGCCCACGATTCGCAGCACGGGATTGATCACGCGGGCATCGGCCAGGAACTGCCGATACATGCCGTCGCCTTCGAGCGGAATCAGATGCGCCTCGTCGACCAGGACCAGGTCGAAGGCCTCGAGCTGGCAAGCCCGCTTGTAGACGCTCTGAATTCCGGCGACGATCACCGCGTGCGACGTGTCGCGGCGCTTGAGGCCTGCCGAATAAATGCCGAATTTGATTTCAGGACAGACGGCCCGCAGCTTGTCGGCCGTCTGCTCGAGGAGCTCCTTCACGTGGGCCAGGATCAGCACGCGTCCGCTCCACTGACCGATCGCGTCCTTGCAGATCGTGGCCATGATGGGTGTCTTGCCGCCGGCGGTGGGGACCACGGCGCACGGGTTGTCGTCCCGCGTGCGCAGGTGCTCATAAACGGCATCGACGCATTCGCGTTGATAGGGGCGGAGTTGCATCATGCGGTCCGCTTGCTGGCTACCACGCCGTACAGGTCGCTAATGATGAATCCGTTGTGCCGCTTCACGCCGCGCTGGTACTGCAGTTCGACTTCGCTGAATCGCGGCAGATTGGCGTTGATCCGCTGACAGTCGTGGCAGATGCGATTTGCCGGACCGGCTGACATGAAACGCTTGCCGCACTTCAGGCACGTCCGCTTCTTGGCCTTCATTTCACCACCGCTCCAACCGTTCGATTTCACGTTCCAGATACCAGCGGGCCTTTTTCAGGTCGCCCACGAGGTCGCCCTTGTGCGCGGCGCGGGCCACGTACTTCACGACGTTGCCCAGGTGAAAGCCAAGTCCCCACGCCTCGATGGCGTCGATCACTTCAATGGCGCCGAACGTGTAGTGCGGCGGATGGTCGACGGCGTCGTTTCTTTCAGTTGCATTTGGCATCGGAGCGTTCCTTCAGACGAACTGTCACCTTGCCGCCCGAGATGATCTCGTGCCGCTCGATGGTGAGCCGAGTGATTTGCGAATCGTCGTGATAGGCGCCGCCGTGCGCCAGCGCATCGAGCAGCGCCTTTTGCACGTTGTCGATGTCGCGTCGCCGGCGGTCGGGTGGATAGATGCGGATGTCGATGATGAGTGGCCCTTCCAGCGGCCGAACGCCGTAGGCCGCGAGGAGCGAGCATACTTCCGTGCGAAATGCCCGCCCCCCGCGGCTAATGAGCGTCCGTGCTCCAACTCGCCGCCAGTAGTGGTTCACCGACGGCGGGTACGGCAGTTCCAATTCGGTCATGACGCGCGCTTCCAAGGCGGGGTGCTCTTGTCCTTGGCGGGAGCGCTGGCAGCCGTCGCCGCCGGCGACTCCTTCTTCGAATACCCCTTCACCTCGTTGGTGATCTCGCCCGTGTCGTTGCGCTTCTTGCACCGCACGTGGATCACCAGCGGCAGGTTGTGCAGCTCGATGCTGTCGTTGGGCGCCAGCACGCCCACCGCCCGACAGATGGCGGACAGTTCGCCTTGAGCGATCTTCCGCGTCGTCTCGTTCGGGTTGTCGAGGTTGAGCCGCGCCCACAACAGGCGGTTCTGGTACGGGCCCTCCAGGATCTGAAACGTAAGCTGCAGGTAGTTGCCGGTGCCGGCTTTGGTCGGTTTCATCTCCGATTCGGTGATCACGGCCAGGTACTTGCCGGCGGGAATCGGTTCAAAGTCACCGGCCGGCTCCACGGTGTTGGCGTCAAATCCACGTAGATCAGCCATTGGATGGGCTCCCTTCGGGTTGATGGTTGGACAGTGCCCCGATGAACGCCGCCCACGAGAGCGGCAGCTCCTCGACGATGCCGTAGCGATTCTTGGCGACGCACGACGGCCCGCCGACACACCGCAGGATGCGCTCCCCGCCGCCGGAGCCGATCGCATGGGCGATGGTCCGCTTGCGGTTGAAGCCGGCGTCTTCGGACTGCGTGCGGATGCGCCGCGTGGCGAAGAGCACCGCGTCGCACCATTCGCTCACCAGCGCCGCCGCGTGTTTGTGCAAGCGCGGTGAGTAGCGGTCGTAGGGGCTCGACTCGGGGTCTTCGAAACGCTCCACCTTGGAGTGGGCAATCAAGAGGACGACCATGCCGCGGTCGTTGCGCAGCGCGTTGAGGTGATCGATGATGTCGCGCCACAGGTTGAGGGCCAGCGTGTAGCCCTTGCTGTAACCGCCGGCAACCTGCTCGATGGAGGCCACGTTGTGCTCGGCGCACAGCTTGTCGAACACCAGCCGCTCGAGCCAATCGAGCGAATCAATCACGGCCGTCTCGTAGTCGTGCTCCTCGCGACGCAGCTCGGCCAGCGCGGCGGTCACCTCGTCAAAGTGCGTGGCCGGTGGGAACTTCGCGCAGTCGATCTCATCCAGGCCGTCCTCGGTCTGGATGAACACGGGCCGAGGCGCCTGCGAGCCGAACGTGCTCTTGCCGATCCCCTCGGTTCCGTACAACAGAATCCGCGGCGGTTTGGCGATCCGGCCGTGGTGGATTTTGGATAGCAGGGTCATTCGGCGGTCTCCTGGGTTGGGTTGTTGGGTGTTCGAGGCCGATAATGGTTAAAGACACGGTCGCGGGCCGAACTGACGAATGAAAATCACAAATACTCCCGCAGGCCGCGGTCCTCGAATCGGCGGCGCAACGTGGAAAGCCAGTAGTTGAGCGTCGTGCGCGGGATGTCCATGTCCCGCGCAACCTGGGCCACGCAGTCGTGCTTGAGCCGCTGGCAGAATTCGCGCAGCTGATCGTCGGCGATGTCCGTCAGGCACTCGTTCACATCCGACAGCAGCTCCGTGAGCTCATAATCGCTGCGTTTGATTCGGCCGCGCTGCGATGGGCTTTCGTGCTCACCGATCGTGGCTGCCAGCTCCGTTGAACCGTGCTGATTGCAAATTGGCGCGTGCAGTGAAGACACGCGGCGGTGATCCCGCTTTTCCGCCTTGCTGTCGCGGATCATGTTCAGGATTGCGCGGCGGACGCTGGTCGCCACGAACGCCTTCCAGGCAGGGTCGTCAGGCCGGGCCTTTGGCAGCTGGCCGGCCAGTTTGAGATACAGCCGCTGCTCGATTTCGTCGCGGTCCTGCCGCGCGAATCCGAACTTACCGGCGAATTGTCGGGCGATCTTGCGCACGAACCCGCGCGTGAACGGGTCCAGTTCGACAGCGGGCGGGCGGTTCGCGCGCTCTTTACGCGGTTTTGCCCGGACCATGGGTGAACTCCAACGGGTGGTGCTTCCCGCCGCGAACACGCGGCGACACCCGCCAGCGGAGTTGCACAAATGCGCAGAAAAAAACCTGCGGCGCGACCTAAGTCGCGTTCCCGCAGGCTCTTGCCAGCTTCGATTCAGCTTGTTGCAGTTGCACCAAATCGGTCCAACTGCACCCGCTACGATTTTGCACCCCTTGAGACTGGTCCTCTCCAGGCGAGGATCTGATCGAGGTCGAGGGCAATGTTCCAGTAGATCTGCAGTTCCTTTGCGTGTGGATCACGCAGACACCGGCTGACGTCCCACTTGGAGAGACCCACCCGCTCGCCGAGGGCCGTTTGGGTGGGGCGTGGCAGTAGCCGCGCCTCGCCGGTCTGTTCCTCGCAAGCGCGAGCATGATCCCGCGCGGCGCGCAGATGCTCAATCAGTTCGTTGCGGAGCGACTCGATGTTGGCGGCCCGACTGGCGCGCTTTTGGGATCGGCGAGCGGCGCTCGGCGCCGGTCCCAGGCCAGCATCAAGGATGCGCCCTTCGACGTAGGTGTTGTCGAACTCGAGCACGCCGCCCGTTAGTGAGAGCGCCGATTCAAGCGGAACGGTCAAGTTCGCCACGGTCTGTTGCCAACGGCTCGCGCCAGCCTCCGTCGGCGCGAACAGGATTGCTTTGGGGCGCGGCTTCAATACTTCGGCAACCGCGGCGACTGTGCCGCGGCGAAACGACCGCGCAAACCACACCTCGCGTGAGCGGCCGGCCCAATTCGCCTTGCCGACGTGCCAGAGGTGTGCAACAATGTGCTGCCGGAGAGAAAGTTTGACGCCGGAAAATGCGACCGAGAGCAATGCGGCCGAATCGATCTCCCACCGTTCGAGCAGATGGTTGGGCACCGGCGTAATCCCGCAGTCGCAGTGGATGAATCCCGCCTGCTCCTGGAGGTAGTCGACCGTCTTCCGCTCACCGCACTCGGTGCAGGTGAACGATCCGGCCGGAGTTGCCCGGCGAAAGACCAGCGGCAGCGCGTCCATCAGAGGGCGCAGCTCGCCGAACGCTTCCGCCGCGCCGATCACCGGCCGCCTAAGCTCCCACCGCGACAAGAGTATCTTCAGGACTTCGCACACGATCAATCTTCCAGCGCCGCAAGTATTTCTGGATCAGCTCCACCCGCTCGGGCCGCGCACCTCGTAAATTGCACGAGCGGGGGAATCCTACGTTGAACGTCTGCTGACCGTGCTTGCGGCCCGCGAGCGGCAGGAATTCGAAGCAGAATGTGACCTGCGTGACATTCCACTCCGAGAGCGGCACCGTCTCCAAGTTCATGCACTCGTCGATAGCCTGATGGATATCGTCGTCGGGATCGTGGTCGTCCACCTCCACGCCGAGGCGTCTGCCGCCGAACTTCGCTGCGAGCTGCATTCTGCGAATACGGACTCGCAATCGGTCCGCCGGGTCTGGCGTCAGATCGAACGACGGGTCTTTCAGTTGGTTCAGTTCGTAAACAGCGCCGGGTTCATGCGGACCGAGCCTCCAGTGCAGGATCGTCCTGGCAAAGATGGTTTCCAACTTCTCTTTCATGAGTTTGGGTAGCTTGGCCGACAGCTCGAGCGTCCCTTCCTCGCTGTTGTACGCGAAGACGACCTGCATGGTCTGCCGAAACGATTCCGGCGCGAGCTGCCCCTGCTCGTCGTGGACGAGCACATTCTGCACGAAGTCGTCAGGATAGGCGAAGAAGTAATCCATGCCGTCGCGAGAAAGCGTCTCCACCGTGCAGCGGTGTCCCCGCCCCTGGGTTTTAAGCAGGAAGGAGATTTCGTCCTCCAGCTCGCGCCTGGCCTCCGCCGACATATCCGGCGTGTTCGCCGGCAGGTCGTTGCGCTTGCGCCACCAGGCCATGTGCTCGACCCGGTGGATGACCTGCGCCAGCTTGAATACCTGGCGGTGGTGGAGCCAAACCCAGGTGGCGCGGCCGTACAACGAGAGATCGTCTGGAACCAAGCCGCCCAGGTTGGCTACCCCACAGTGCGCCGCGGCCTCTAGCATGGCCTGAAAACCGCTCTCGCAGGCCAGGTCAAACACACTCCGCAACAGTCCTTCAATCTCGTTGCGCTCGGCGATCGGCAGCTCGTCCAGATAATTGAGGACCGCGTCGATTTCCTGGCCGCGCGAGTCGTGCCAGCGCAGATCAAGTTTGCTGTGGCCCAGTGCTCGAAAGACGTTTCGCAGCAGCGGTGTGGGCGTCATCCGCAGGATGGTCGGGATGGAGAATTGGCGGGACATGTTTCATTTCACCTCGTGGCAGAGCGGCGAATCGCGAGGACCTTACCGAGAATCCGAAATTCTGTTTCTCCGGAGATGGAAATCGGTTTGTAGCGTCTGTTCTCGGGGCGAAGCTCGATGCGGTCGCCCTGAATCCACAGCCGCTTCACAGTCGCCTCATCGCCGATCAGCGCGACGACGATATCGCTGTTTTCAGCCACAGGCTGCCGTCGCACGATCACGACATCGCCGTCATGGATGCCAGCGCCTTTCATGCTGTCCCCGCTCACGGCAAGTGCGAAGCATTGGCCTCGGCCGGCGATGTGCGACTCAACCAACACTTCGCCGAGCCGGTTCTCTTCCGCGAGCATGGCCGGCCCGCCCTTCGTCAAACCGACCAACGGCAGCGGCGTGAGCGATGGAAATTCGGAATGCGAGCCGCGCTCCAACGACGGGTCGCGGATGATGGTCAGGCCGCGGGCCGTTCGTGCCGTCCGTTTTATGTAGCCTTTGCGCTCCAGCTGCTTCACGAGCTGGTGGGCGCTGGCCGGCGTGACTTCCAGCAGTGCGCCAAGTTCGCTCATGGTGGGCGGAAAGGTCCGCCTGGCCTGAAAATCGCGGATCGCGGCGAGCGTCTTGCGCTGCACGTCAGTGATCTCGTCACTCCGCGGCCGTCCACGTTTGCGACTGGTCTTCATCGGGAACCCTCCCGAATTAGCGCTGATGAAAGTGTAGGAAATATGACGGATTTATAGCCACATCCTGCGGCCGACACAAGCAGAATGCTAGCATTTTTGTAAGTTCTTTCACGCCAATAGCTTGTGCCACTTGCGCACCCCACAATAGAGCGGCCGTTCGTCAGTTCGTGGCCAAACCGTGTTCTTAACAAGAAGGGAAATCAATCCATCCGCCATCGCTGCCGGAGAAAAGAACATGGCCGCCGCCGTCGTGTGCGCCCCGTCTCCCGAAGATCGCCGAAAAGAAATCGCATCCTTGCTCGCCGGGGGCGTACTGCGTTTGCGGAAACTCCGATTGCTCAATGAAACTGCCGAAGAATTGCAGGAATCTTCTGCGAATTCCGCCGCCCAGCACCTTGAGTTCTTTGGCGGAACCGTGCTCAGTGTCAGTCGGGGCAACGGTTCCGTTAGTCGAAAACCAAGGAGCAAAACATGTTGAACGTGGCCAAAGAACTCTCCGCGCTGGAGCGGCTGACCGTGGGCGAGCTGCGGGAGCGGTACGTGGAACTATTCCGCGAGCCGACGCGATCACACAACCGCAAATGGATGATTCGACGAATCATCTGGCGGATGCAATCGCTGGAAGAAGGAGGTTTGTCCGAGTGCGCTCGCCAGCGGGCGATGGAACTGGCAAACGGCGCGGACCTGCGGTTGACGCCGCCGCTCGAGCCGAAGTGCGCCCCGAACGCGGACGAGCGCACCAAGACTGTGGCGCTGAAACTGCCGGTCGGCACCGACCTGTTGCCCGGTACGGCGCTCAAGCGCGAGTACAAGGGACGGACAGTTCGGGTGACGGTGCTCGCCGACGGGTTCGAGTACGAAGGGGAGCGCTACAGATCACTGACCGCCGTTGCCAAGGTTGTCACCGGCAAGCACTGGAACGGATTTCACTTCTTCGGCCTACGGCAGAAAGGAGGTGCCCGATGAGCCGCAGGAAAGAGAAAGCATCCGCCGCCCCGGTGCTTCGCTGCGCGATCTACACCCGTAAATCCACCGAAGAAGGCCTCGAGCAGGAATTCAACTCGCTCGACGCCCAGCGCGACGCCGGCGAGGCCTACATCCGCAGCCAGCAGCACGAGGGCTGGGTCTGCCTGCCGGGCCGGTACGACGATGGCGGCTTCACCGGCGCGAACATGGAGCGGCCGGCGCTGCGTCGCCTATTGGCCGACATCGAGGCCCGCCGCATCGACTGCGTCGTGGTCTATAAAGTCGATCGGCTGAGCCGCAGCCTGTTGGATTTCGCCCGGATGATGGAGGCGTTTGAGAAGCATGGCGTTTCATTCGTGAGCGTCACCCAGCAGTTCAACACGGCCACGTCGATGGGCCGGCTCGTGCTCAACGTCCTCTTGTCGTTTGCCCAATTTGAGCGGGAAATGATCAGCGAACGGGTGCGCGACAAGATTGCCGCTGCACGCCGCAAAGGCAAATGGTCGGGCGGCATGCCGATTCTGGGCTACACGGTCAAAGACACGAAGCTCGTCGTCGATGAGGTCGAGGCGGAGCGGGTGCGGCAGATCTTCGAGCTGTACCTCGAATTTCAATCCCTGTTGCCCACTGTCACCGAGCTCAATCGCCGCGGCTGGACCACCAAGCGCTGGACCACCAAGAAGGGAGCCCAGCGCGGCGGACGGCTCTTCGCCAAGAACAGCCTCTACGCGCTATTGACGAACGTCACCTATATCGGCCAGATCAAATACAAGGACGAGGTGCATCGCGGCGAGCACGTGCCGATTGTGCCGGAGGAGTTGTTCCGGCGAGTACAGGCGCTTCTTGCGCGCAACGGCCACACCGGCGGCAGGGCGGTTCGCAACAAGCATGGGGCATTGCTGCGAGGACTGCTTCGCTGCGGCGCGTGCGGGTGCGCGATGTCCCATACCTTCACGTCCAAGGGGAGCCGTCGATATCGCTACTACGTGTGCGGGACGGCACTAGGCCGCGGTTGGTCGGAGTGCCCCTCGCCGTCCGTTCCCGCCGGCGAGATCGAACGGTTCGTGGTCGAGCAGATCAAGGGCGTTGGCCGCGATCCGGCCGTCATCGCCGAAACCGCCGCCCAGGTCCGCCGGCAAGCAGAAACGGAGATCGAACGATTGAACCAGGAGCGCACCGCGCTCCAGCAGCAACTCCGTGACGATCACGCCAAATTGCAGGTCGCCGCCGCCATGACGGACCACGTCGAGCGCGTCTCGAATCTGGCGGACATCCAGCAGTGCATTCGCAGCGCCGAACGCCGGCTAACGGAAATCGACAATGAACTGATCTCGCTCCAAGACGAGCTGGTCGGCGAGGAAGAGGTAGCCAGGGCGCTGGCCGACTTCGACGGGCTATGGGGGACTCTCGCGCCGCGGGAACAAGCCCGCGTGCTGGAACTGCTGATCCAGCGCGTGGACTACGACGGCCAGCACGGCAATGTGTCGCTCACGTTCCACCCGTGTGGAATCAAGTCGCTCGCACAGGAGCTCGCCAATCGCCAGGAGGATGCGGCATGAACAGTCAACTTACCGTGACGCGCCAGTTCCACGTTGCCCGCCGGCACCGCGGCCGCAAGCAATTCCGCGAGGGCGCTGCTCCGGACGCGCCCGTCGGCCGAGTCCCTCGCGTCGCCCGCCTGATGGCGCTGGCGATCCGCTGCGACGCTCTTGTCCGCGATGGTCTTGTGGCCGACCAGTCGGAACTGGCTCGCCTGGGCCATATCACCACCGCGCGGATGACGCAGATCATGTCTCTCTTGAGCTTGGCCCCCGACATCCAGGAACAAATCCTCTTCCTGCCACGCACCCAGCACGGCCGCGACGTGGTGAAGGAAACCGACATCCGACCCATCGCCGCCACGCTCGACTGGCGCAAGCAGCGGCGGATGTGGGCGACGCTACAGCGCGGTCTAGAGCGCGACGACGCCAGTTCGCGGTAGGTTGCGTTCGCCCCGCGAACCCAACGGGGTTGCTAACAGGAAAGGGGGTTCTAAACGGAGAGCGCGAGAGTTCGCTGGCATTTTTTCGGACGGGCCGAAGCAACCCTCGCCCGCAGCGCTCTCTGTGAGAAAACGGAGAGCGCAGGTCCAACGCGGTCGTTATCGCAAACTCTTTCGCAGCCTGCGGATAACTCGCGACCCGTGGCTGCCGCCAATTTGGGCCGGAGAGCTAACTGGCGTGTCGTCCTGAGCTCGCAAATATATTTGAGCACACTGGAAGCAACCCTCTTCGTAAAGACTCGCGCGCGAGCGATTCTCAGGAAGTCGATTGGCTCAAGGGACTTACGGATT